GGGCGGAGCCCGGCCATCGGCGAGCTTTTTTGCGGGCGGCGCGGCGGCAAAGCCGGTAAGTAAGTGCGCACGCGGCCCGCCGTCGGCCGATAACCACCAGCATGGCTCTCGACCACGCCCAACGCGAAAAGCGAGCAGCGGCGGCCCTGGCGAAGCAGGCGGCCGGCAAAAAATTGTCGCGCGAAGAGCTCCGCGACTGCGAGTGGCTCACCGCACTTCGGCGCCGCGAGACCGTGCGTGAGACGCTGCGAGCGCTTCCGAAGGGTTGGTACTGCGAGCTCGCCGGGCGGCAGCAGAAGGTTGTCGACGACACCGCGCGGCGATACGGACTGCCACTGACCGGCGACACCGTCGACCTCTACGCCGCAGTCCGCGCGCTGCACGACTTGGTCGCGGAAAACTCGTCGGTGCTCACAGCCGAGGGCGGCGCGAATTGGGCGCAGGAAAAGCTGGTGCAGCAAACCGAGACGCTGCGAGTAAAGCGCCGACTTGCCGAGGTTGAGCTGCAACTCCGCCAGTCAGAGCTGATTGAGGTCGCTGATCTTCGACAGCGCACAACCTGGTTGTCCGATCGGCTTCGCAAGTTCGCGACTCAACTCGGCCGGCGGCATGGCCGCGAAGCCCAGCAGCTGGCCAACGATTTCTTCGCCGGCTTGGCCGAGGAGCTGGATCGCGACGCCGATGCGGCCACTGCCGACAGCTAGTTTTCCCGGGAAACATCCTTGAGCGCGATCCTTGACCGAGAACTCGCTGCCTCTCTTCGCGCGGCTCAGTCGCGTCCGCCGCGTACCCGCGCGCAATTCTACGCCGAGGAGTTGTACATCCCCGACGGACCGTTCAAGGGCGAGCGGTTTCGCTTCGACCGGCAGCCGTTCACCCGCCTGCTCGTCGACGAGCTCGACGCCGATCGGTGGCCCGAAGTGTTTGTCTGCGGTCCGAGCCAAAGCGGTAAGACGCTGATCGCGCACGTCGCACCGATCGTATTCGTGCTTGCCGAGCTGCGGCGCAACGCGGTTGTCGGCGTACCAGATCTCAAGATGACGGCCGACAAATGGTCCGTCGATTTTCGCCCCGTTTTCCTCGCGAGCCCCTCGCTGCGTGCTTTGCTTCCGCGAACGGGACCGGGTTCCCAGGGTGGTACCGTTCGCGACTTCGTGACTTTCGCGAACGGCGCCGTGCTCCGATTTATGACGGCCGGCGGCGATGACACAGCCCGCGCCGGGTTTACCGCCGAGGGTGGCGTCTATGTGACCGAGGCCGCGCGGTGGTCGCACGCCGGCGAGAGTTCGGTCGAAGCTGATCCGTTGGAGCAGCTGCGGGCTCGAATGCAGTCCATTCGCCGTCAGGATCGGCGGCTACTCGTGGAGGGGACTGTCACCACCGACGAGGAGCTCCCGTGGACGGCGTTCGAGCACAGCACTCAGTCGCGGATCGTCTCGCCGTGCCCGCACTGCCAGGAATGGATTTCACCCGAGCGAGAGCACTTGGTTGGGTGGTCGGACGCAGAGTCGGAACTCGCAGCGGCCGAGCAAGCCTGGTGGGCGTGTCCGAACTGCGGGGAGGAAATCACGAGCGAAGAGCGACGCGAGGCCGTGGCGGCTTCTCGACTTCTGCACGTCGGGCAACGCGTCGATGCCAAAGGGCGAGTGGTCGGTGAGCTCCCGCGGACGGAACGGTTGTTCTTTCGCTGGTCCATGTTCCACAATTTGCTGCTGGACGCGTCCGATGTGGCACCAGACGAATGGAAGGCCGCACGCCTTGAGGCTGAGACCGATGCCAAGTTTGCAGCCGAGAAAAAGCTATCCCAATTTGTCTGGGCTGTCCCTTACACACCGCCGGAGCTGCACGTCGACCTGCTCGAGGCCGCCGAGGTGACGGCGCAGGCCGCAGGCCTGCCTCGCGGCGAACTGCCTCCCGATACCGCATACCTGACCATCGGAGCCGACTGCGGAATGTACTGGCTGCACTACGTCGTCATCGCTTGGCGAGCCAACAGGCAAGGGCACGTTGTGGAGTATGACGCGCTGCCAGTGCTGAAACGGGCAGAGGGTGATACGGCGGTGGAACGGCGAGAAGCCGTCGAAGTTAGGCTGTTTGAAACGCTGAACATCCTGCGATCCCGTGCCACACTCGGCTGGTCACTGGGCACGACGCGCAAGACGCCAGACCGCGTGTTGGTCGATGCGTCTTGGCTGGATGATGTCGTGCACGGTTGGTCTCGCAATGCGAAGGCCCCTTTTTTTCCGATCATCGGGCGCGGAACTGGCCAACGATCTGGCCACAGTTACGCGCACCCGACAACAAAGACGAATCAAGTACGGTTTATCGGCGATCAATATCACCTTCGCAAATCTGTCAAGCACAAGACCTGGTACTTCGTCGCTTGGTCGGATCATTGGAAGAGTGCCGTCCATCGCGCTCTCCGCATCGATGCGGATCAGCCCGGCCGGCTATCGCTGTTCGCGGACCCGCACAGTGACCACAAAACGTACAGCCGGCACCTGACCGCAGAGCAACAGGAAACCGTGCCCCATCCCAGGCACGGACCAATCACTAGGTGGACGAATCCTCACGAATCTCCCAACCATTACTTCGACGCGACGTATTTGGCGTTCGTCGGCGGACACCACGCCGGCTTTCGCGTGCTCGCAGTCACTGATGCGGTGGCGGCGAAATCAACTGGTAACTCTTGGTGGCGAGGAAAAAAGCAATGATGCAACGACTGACTGGGCCGGAGTGTCCGCATTGTGGCGTGTCCGACAGCGAGGTAGTGTCGTCGGCCGTCCGTCGCCGGCGTCGGGAGGACGGCACCATTTCCGAGACCCAAGTCGACCGGCACGTCTGTCACTACTGTGACCGGAGATTTTGGGCCGAGGCTCCACCGCCGGCAGCCGACGTGGTGATCGTCCCTCTCCGGTGTCCTCATTGCGGCAGTCGCGAGACGCGGGTCACCAGTACTCGTAGCCGGGACCGGTATCACCAATGCGGCACCTGCCAACGGTCGTTTCGGTCCGTGGAGGTCGACTGAGTTGTACAGATCCTGTACTCGGTTTCCTGGGAAAAGTGAACACGGATGCACTGTCCACCGATAACGCGAAAGTGAGCATTGCAGCAGCCAACACGAAGTTTGAGGAAGCCGTCGACGCCATTGAAGACGGTGATTGGATCACTGCGGAAAAAAAACTTCTCGCCGCCTCTACTCTTTTGGCGGGACTGCCGAGTCGCTCGGCACATGACGGGGAAGAAGTGGAGTTCGACGCTCGCGCGGTGGACAACCTGTTGGCACAGGTACGGCAAAAAGCGGCCGCTTCACGCGGCATTCAAACCACCAAGGTGCGATATGTGAATAGCGGGGAGGATGAATGAGCCTCCTATCACGGCTTGCCAGTCTGGTTACTGGGCACAAACATGGCCCTGTAACGTCGCCGCCGGATTCTACCGAGCGGCGAGAATCCGGTACTGACTTGGAGTTGCGGCGGTGGGACGCTGCCCGAACCGATCGGCACAACTCCGCTCATTGGTCGCGCGCGACTGGCCAGCCGCTGAATGCAGATCTCGTCGGATCGCTTCGCGCCCTACGCGCGCGGTGCTGTTTCGAGGCCTCCAACAACCCCATCGTCGAAGGTCTGCTGCACACACATGCTGACGACGTCGTTGGTCCGGTCGGGCCGCAATTGCAGGTCCTAAGCGATTCACCTGATTACAACGCCGCGGTGCAAGAACTGTGGGCAGCGTGGTGGACTCCATCGATTGGCCGTGAGCTACCGGACGCGGCGGGCCAACTCACCGGTCCTGAGCTGCTCCGGCAAGCCGTCTGGCTCTGGTGGACGAAGGGCGAGCATGTCTGGCAACTGACCAGTGCCGCGGACGTGCCCACCAGCGAGCTCGCCTTGCGGCTGCACGCGGTGGATCCAGATCGGCTGGACACCGCTCCTACCGGTTCCGGCGATCCTGATGTGGCCTTGGGCGTGCGGCGTAGCAAAACCGGACGGCCGGTCGGGTATCAAATCGCCGACCAGCGCGACGTAGGGCCGTTTCGCATGCTGGGGACGGCATACACCGAATACTCGGCCGAAGAAATAATTCACCAGTTTGAGGCTGTCGAGCCCGGTCAAGTTCGCGGGTTCCCGTGGCTGTCCTCGTCGCTCCAAACGACTGCGGACCTGCGGGATTTCGATCGCCAGGTAATGGACGCCGCTCGGCTGGCCGCGTCGCAAGGTGTGCTGTGGTACACCGACCACCCGGACGCGACTTACTGGGAGGTGCAGGAATCCGTCGATTTCGAGCGCAATCAGGAACGCACAGGCCCCCCCGGCTGGAAACCAATGATGGTGGACAGCAAGCAGCCTCAAGCCAACTACGTGTCTTTCAGGACGGAGCGGATGCGGGAGATCGGGCGCTCGCGCAGTATCCCGCTGATGAAGATCCTATTGGGTAGCGAAAAACACAACTTTTCGAGCGCCCGAATGGACATTTTGAACTATCAACGGTCGCTGGAGTCGCTGCAACGCTGGACTGAGCGGATGACGCTCGATCGCGTGTTGGCCGCGGTGATACGTGAGGCATCCCTACTGCGCCGAGGTGGCCGCTTCATCCTGCCGCCACGTCCCAATACCGTATGGGCAGTCTGGCACTGGCAGAAGCAGCCGGCGGTGGATCCAGTCAAGGAAGCAAACGCCCGCACCATCGAAATGGCCAACGGCACTCTGCCGTTTGCGGTGGCCTGCGCGGAAGCCGGTCGAGACGAGGACGATGTGATCGCCAGCCGGGCCGAGACAAATCGCAAACTCGCCGCGGCAGGATTGCCGTCGGTAGGCATTTCGGCCGAGGTCGTGGCGGCCGCCAGCCTGGAGAGTACCGGCGCAGATGCGGCGGCTCGTGCCATTGACCCGGAAGATGATGGATTCGACGACGGAGAGTTACCCGAACCGACCAATCCAGAGGACCGAGTCCATGCGTAACGGTCGCACTATTCGAAATCGAGATCGGCTCGCGGCCGACATTGCGACACTGCCGAACTTGTCGCTCCGTGAGCAGCCCGCGACGCCCGAACAGCTCACGTGTCGCGCGTTGCAGCTTCGCGCGGAGACCGTGGACGAAAAGAACCGTTCCGTTTCGGCCACGGTCGCCACCGAAAACCCCGTTTTGGTGCGTGATAACGCCAGCTGGGAGTTGATCGACGAAGTGTTGCGAATGGACGGGGCTGTGATCCCCGACCGAGTGAGTCTGCTGAACAACCACTACCGATACAGCCTCGACGATGTGCTTGGGTCTGTTCGAGACCTCAAAGTTGAATCCGGAGTTCTGGTTGGGCGATTGTATTTCGCCACCGGTGCCGATGATTCTCAAGAGCAGCGGGCGTGGCTCAAGGCACGCGAGGGCCACCTGACCGATGTAAGCGTGGGCTACCGCACGGTGGCCTCAGTCGATATTCCCGCCGGTCAATCGGCGGAAGTTGGCGGCCGGCGATACACGGCCGGTCAACGTCGCCTGCGGGTGACGACGCGCTGGGAAGTCCGTGAAGTCAGTCTCGTTCCTGTCGGTGCGGACATCGCGGCCAAGATCCGCGAGGTCGTCGAGCCGTTACAAGTTCTTTCTCCAAAGGGTTCCACCGTGAACAAGCAATTACGCGCCTACCTCGAATCTCTGGGCCTCCGCACCGACGCCGACGAGGCGGCCGCGCAGGCGTTCCTTCGGTCCCTCCAGGGCGACCAGCGCACCCGCGCCGACGCGTTGGCCGCGGATCCGAACGCCTTCCCCGCTCCGGTGGCTCCGACAGCGGAGCAACGCGCCACGCCGCCGGCACCCGCCTCGGTGCCGACCACGCCGCCGGCCACCGCTGCGCCCTCCGCCGATCAAATCCGCGCCGAAGCGGCGACGGCCGAGCGGCGACGTTTGGCCCGGATTCAGGATTTGGGAGCCGGTGTTTCCCAGGAAATCGTGCAGCGAGCCATCGACGAGGGCATGGATGAAGCGCGGTTCGCCCCCCTGTTCTTGCAGTCGCTCCGTGACTCCCGCTCCCCGGCTGTTCCGCCCGCCGGCGGCCGCGTCGGTATCCACTCGCGATCGGCCGACTCCGACCGTGACGTATCCGCGTTGCAGGGTGCGATGCTCCTGCGTCGGTCCAGTCCCTTGGATCGGCCGTCCTACATCTCCCTGCGGGCGATTCCCGGGCGGCTGCCCGACTGGCTCCGTGCGGACATCAACAGTGACGTGCGGCAACGGGCGATGGAGAATGCCCACCGTCTGTCCGACGTGGCGCTCGTCGATCTATGCCGGGAGTGTGTGCGGCTGGACGGCGGAGCGGTGACCAGCAACCGGGACGACATGATTCGGTCGGCTGTCTCCGGTGGATCGCTGAGCGCGATCTTTACCGGCGTGGTCAACGCGGAACTGCTCGGATCCTATGCCGAGTACCCGGATTCCACACGCGGCTGGGTCGCCGAGTCCGACGTCCCAGATTTCAAAGCCGACGAGCGCGCGAGCATGGGCAAGTTTGGCTCGCTCTCGAAACACGCTCGCGGTGGCGAAGCCGCTCACCTCGACGTTGGCGACTCGAAAGAGTCGAGCAAACTGGCCCGTTACACGGGGCAGTGGGTTATCGACGAAATGGACATCATCGACGATCGCTTTGGGGCGATCGAGCAAATGTCTCCAAGTGAAATGGGCCTGACGGCGGCTGCCCTGCGTCCGGATCTGGTGTACGCGATCCTGCTCGCGAATGCCGCCCTGGATGCGGACTCCGTCGCGTTGTTCCACTCCACTCATGCCAACACGGCAACCAATGCCTTGTCCGCGGCGAACATCGAAGCGGCCATCGCGGCGATGGGTAAGCAACGCATCCGCAGCCGGCCGCTGAACGTCCGGCCGCGGTACCTGCTCGTGCCGCAAGATTTGCGCTTTTCCGCCGACATTTATCTCACGTCGGCCCAACGTTTCGACGGATCGAGTACCGGAACCGCCGGCGGCGTGAAGAATCCGCTGTCCGAACTGGGCATCGTCGCCATTGCGGACGATCGTCTCGGGGCGGCCGGCGTGACGGATCCAGCGAGCGGCACCGCCTACACCGGTTCGGCGACGAATTGGTTCTTGGCCGCGCGGCCCGGTGAGAATGGCGCGAAAACGCTCGTGGTCAAGTATCGCCGCGGCACCGGGCGCATGCCGTCACTGCGGTCCTGGATTCGGGACAAAGGCACTTGGGGAATCGGGTTCGATATCGTCCACGATATCGGTGCCGACGCCGACGACTTCCGAGGGTTGTACCGCGGCAACACCTAAACAGCGCGAAGCCTAACCCAACACAACGATTAGGAGGCACACCAGTGCACCAAATAGTTTTGCAGCGAGAAGCCGCCCTTGGAAACGGCACGCGGCCACGCGGCTTTGTGCTGGGCGACTTCCAAGGCGAGAGTCCCGCGAAATTGGTCGAGTGCGTGATGGAGACACCGGCCAAGTCGCTGGCCTCAGTTCCGTTGCCGCCGAACATGTCCATCCGTCTCTCTGATGGCGTCGAAGATGGTGAGATCCTGACCGCACTGCGAAACGGAGAACTGGTGGCGTTCGTCGACTTACAGCCACCGCCCATGGCGGAGTTGGACGACATGCCCGAGTTCCCCGAAGCCGGCGACCCGCAATTGCCCGCGTCTTCGCCGCCGCCGAAGGCGCGCCGAAAGAAATAACCTGGCCGTTCGCCAAGTGCGAAGGCTGATCCCGTACTTCCTTGCGACCGCCCGGGGGTGGCCCGTAGCGCCCCCGGGATTTTCAACACACCACGACCACAGGTACTACCATGACTGCCGAAGCCACTCCGCTGTACGACGGCGACTGCCATCGCCTAACGGCTGCCTCCGCCTTGTCCGCCGGCGAAATCGGCCAATTGGCCGACTCCCGCGCCGCCTTTGTGTCGGGCCTGCAGGCCATCGCGGCCGGTGACCCCGTCGAGCACTGTCACCAACGCATCGTGGCAGTGGCCTCGGCGAGTGGCACCACTTTCTCGAAGGGCGATCCCGTGATTTGGGACGCGTCCGCCAATTTGGCGGTTGCGCCGTCGCTGACGGTAGACGCTTCGGCAGACTTTTATCTCGGTGTCGCCCACAAGGCAAAGACGAGCGGGCAGCTGCTGGTGGAAGTGGACCTCAACGCGCATCCCCTGTTGCCGGGCGTTCCGAAACCGTTCGTCTTCGAATTCGACACCGAAGACGGCGAAGACGAGTCCGCCTCGACCAAGGTGATCCACGAGCTGATTCCGGCCAATCAGAACAAATTCGGATGGCTCGTGCTCGCCGTCTACGGCATCGTGACCGAAGCGTTTGCCGGGGCCAGTCAGGACCAAGGTATCGTTACCATCACCGACGGCGATGGCACCTCGATTTGCACGCTGACGCCGACGGACGGCGGCGCGGACGCCGTCGGGGACGTGATCGTCGGTACCGGAAAAGTGCTCGGCGCCACCACCGGCGACGCGGTGAAGACCGTTGCCGCCGGCAAGAGCATTCGCGGCCAGGTCACGCAGGAGACGAGCGGATCAGGCAAAGCCGGCAAGATGAAGATCTATGTGCTGGTGATGCCTCTGGTCTAACCGACCACGATGGGACACTCGATTACTTTCGGCGCGTCCGCCCTCGGCCTGCTATTCGAGCAGTTTGCCGAGGCCGGTCGCGTGGTATACACCCCCGCGAACGGTTTAGCCGTGTCGCTGGCAGCGATCATTGGCAAAGAGAGCGTGTTGCGCGACGAGTCCCATTCGGGCCAGAGTCGGCGACTCCGCCGGCAGGTGAAAATCCTGCTGGACCCTTCCAGCTCATACGGAGGAGTCGCAAAACCTCGCAACAATGCCGGCGTGACGGTGGACGGCGTCGCGTACACCATCGACACGATTTCGGTGCTGTCCGGCCATGCAGTGCTGGGCCTGGTGCGAACCGACTCGGCCGAGTCTTCGCGACCTGACTATCGACGGCCTTGGGGGAACCCTCGCAGATGACGACGGCGGCCAGTGGAGTAATCGCCCGAGCGAAAGAGTTGTTTCGCGACACGATCGCGACCACAACTGCCTTTCGCAGCTGGGAAGGTGCGTCCTGGTCCGTCGCCGAGGCTAAGGCCCGCATCTACTACGATGCGTTGCCACCTCCTACCGGCAACAAGCCCAATCACAGTTTGGCGGAACTGCGAGCGCTCCGGCCGTTCTGCCTGGTGAGCAAACCACAAGACATCGGATTGACGTTGACGCACTCGGCAAACGGTGGGAACAACAGATTCGTGCCGTACGGCACTCTGATTGCATGCTTTGAGCGCGACGTCCCCGTGGGATTCGAACACGACCCCGGCCAGATCGATCGACAAATGGAAAACATGATCGGCCTGCTGGTGCAGAGCGGCGACACCGCAGCTCCCGGACTGGTCGAATTGGCGGGCAAAGCGGGATACCTCAACATCGTGCAGATTTCGGAGGCTGGTCCGTTCCGCGCGGCACTGGATGAAGTGCCCGGGTACGGTGACTACCAACGGCACTTTATCCAGGTCGAGTGGGGAGTCCGCACGTAATGTTCTCGCTGTCGATCGACTGGAAAGCATTTTCCGCAGGACGGCGAAAGTCCGAAATGCGGGATGCGATCAAAGCATCGTTGGCGGTCGCGGCGAAGGGATGGCATCAGCAGTATTACGAAGGGCACTTCACGCCGGCCGGCGGACAGAGGTACGGCTACTTTCAGCGTAAGGGGGAGGGGATGCCGCGGGGATCCAAGGGATTCGCCCGCAGCTATCACGGTCGCAAACTGAAAATGATGGGCCACGAGCGGCCCCTGGTGTTTACCGGAGAGAGTTATCAGCGCGGGAAAGTCGCCAAGATCGTGGCGAGTAGTAAACAAGCCAAGGTGGTCCTGCCCAGCACGTTCAACTTCCGACATCCCAAAAGCCGAATCAACATGCGCGACGAGGTCACGCGAGTACTGCCCGACGAGGTGCAGGCTTTGCGGGCGATCGCCGAGGCTGAGATGGCCCGCTCAACAAGGTAAAGGATTCCGCCATGCCCACGTATCGCCCGTTTGCTCTGTCGCTCAACTGGGATTCGATCGCCGCCGCGGTGCACGTGCCGGATTTGACAAAGCTCGAAAGTAATCTCAATCCCGAAATGGCGGCGGAGTTGGTCGCGCAGTCCGCCAAACCGCTGCACGTCGCAATTAAGGCCATCAAGCCCGTGTTGTCGGTCGAATCGTTCGCGATCGCCACGCTGCTCGACTCGCTGGGAGTCGTGGGTTTCGGGTTTACCGGCGCGACCAATCCGGGAATCATCGGGTACTGGCAAAAGTTCACCGACGTTGGGGAAGCGGTTGCCGGCAGCTATCAGCGATCGCACACGATTCACACGGGTTGTGCAGTGCCAAAGCGGATCACCGTTGATCACCAAGGGGACGCGAAGCTGGAAATCGAGGTGGTGGCGATCAAGACCACGGGCAACGCGTGCATCGTGCTGAGCGACACCGCTGCCCTGCCGTCGATCTCTGTCGCCTCGTCGCGATGGACACTTGGCCCGGCAAAACTGAACAACGTCGCGTTGAACGAATACACGAAACTCGAAATTGATTTCGGCAACACCGTCGAGGTCATTGGTTCGGCCTCAGATCCGTACGCGACGCACATCGAGGTCAAGAAGCACGAGCCGAAAATCAAGTTGTCCGGAATCGACGTGGCGTGGTTTGGCAGCAGCAACGTCCCTCTGGGTGGGGCTGTCGCGGCCAATGCCACCGACTACGTCATCCTTCGCAAACGCTCGCAAGATGGGTCGCACTTCGTGGCCGACGGCACGGCCGAGCACATCAAATTCTCTCTCGCCGGTCTGGCTGCCGTCGGCAGCCAGAAAGGTGAGGCTCAGCGAGTGAGCGAGACCGAGCTCATGTTGACCCTCGCGGTCGACGCGTCCGGCAATAATCCCCTGGTCGTTGATACCACCAGCGCCATTTCGTAAGCGGGGCGCTTTACCAACGGCATTTTTTCCCGGGAAACAACTATGAACGAAAAACAACTCGCCGCGAAGCTGCACGCGGGCACGGATTTGTCGCCGGCGGCCGCTCGGCAATTCGTCGCCGGCCTGGACGAATCGGGGCAGGCCAGACTGGCGGCGGCGAAAACGCCCAGTGAAGCCCGGCAGGTGTACGAGCAGTTCGCCGCCAAGCGGCAGGACGCCGTCGAGGCCGAGGCCCGAGCGAAGGCCAAGGACCGTGACTCGCAGGCGGAGCAGGCCGCGGCTGCCCAGGAACCTGCATCGGTGGAGCCAACCGAAGCCACGCGGCCTCGCCGACGATAGCTGAAGGTTGCTGTGCGTCAGGATCCGTATCACTTCCGACAACTGGCCGAGGTCCTGCTCATGTTTCTCAATTCTCGACTCGATCTGCGGCAACCCATCATCGATGCGGTGTGCGTGCTCGTCGTCATCGCGATGCTTGCGTTATCGTGCTCCGCGGTCCGCGGCCAGTCCCCGCAGCTAATGCAGCTGCCTTCGGAAGTGCGAGCCTGGTACCGCAACCCCGACGGATCGTGCGTCCAGTGCTCCATTGGCATGTGCGGCGTCTGGAACAACGTGCCGGCGGCCAGCACGTTGTTGTGGGACACGCCATACGGGCCAGCTGTGCGAGGCGGCTCGTGGCCTGGTCGAGTGGCCGAATACTGCGACCGGCGAGGCATTGCGGCCTTCAACGTGACTGGATCGGAGACCTGGCAGTGGATGGAATGGGCCGCCAAAACAGGCCGCTTCGCCGCCATCGGTGCAGGGACAGCCCACTTCCAGACCGAATACGGGCGCGATCGTGAGGCGGGGCGTTGGTACGTTTGCAACAACAATTCGACCAATCGGGTCGATGAATACAGTGAAGACGCATTTCGCCGGCTGCACTTGGCCAGCGGCCAATGGGTGGTGATTCTGGACGGTCCTGCCCCTCCGGCCCCTCCTCGCTACGTCCAATGGTGGGCTAGTCAATGACTGTTCCGCGAAGCCTGTCGGCCTTTCGGGTCTTGGCGCTGTTACTGATCACCGTTGTTCCGCCAGTGCAGGCGCAAGACGATCTCAAAGATTTACCGGACGTCGCAACGCTGGAAGTGCAACGGCGCGGCGATCTTGTCGAACGCGTCGGAGTCGTGCGCGATGATGCCTTGCGAGCGTACACGGCGGCGATGGGCCCCCCCACGGATGACAGCCACAAGTGGTTCGTGTCGCTAATCGTGACCGACGGTTGCGCGCCGTGTGAACAACTGAAACGAGACCTCGCCACCTCGCCGGCTCTGGCCCCCTTCGTCAACCCGACCGATCACACGAAAAGTTGGGCCCATTACAACTTGTTCCGGTACGAGGATGCCACGCAGACGTGGCGCTGGAAAGACATCAGACTCAGCGGAATGCCAACCTTGTTGGTCCAGCCGCCGCGAAACGGACAATTTGGGGATCACCGAACCGTTGTGTGGCAGCGAACCGGATACGACGGCAATGCCGCGAAATTAGCGCAGGACCTCAGAGCCGCGATTTATGCCTACGTCCAGCGAGCCAAGCCGGCCGGCGCTGTGACGAAGCCGGACGAAGGGACGCGTGCCCGACCAACCGCTGGCTTTCGCGGTGAGGTCAAAGGCGTACAACAACAAACGGGAGAGTATGAGCCCCCTTTTTTGCCGCCACCGAAACCCACCGTTCCACCGACGTTGCCGACGCTGCCCACGGATTGGCCTCCCGTCACCCCCTCCGTTCCGTCTACCAACACGCCGGATCCGACACCCAGCACTGTGCTCGGCCTGGTGGCCCAACTGCTGACGTCACTCTTGGCCGGCGGGGGAGTCCAGAATCTGTTATTGCTGGCGCTGTTGGCCCTGGCCGGCGTGCGTACTTTCCGCAAATCGACCGGTCAAGCGTTGCTCCTGGACGACGACCAGTTCCAAGCACTGAGCGACACCTTGCACGCTTTGGTCGCGGCAAAGCCATCCGCGAAAAAATAAGCGACCTCGTACGAGCCGCAGTTGCCTCGGGCTTAGTGTGGTTGCAGTTGGTGGCTGAGTGGCCGTTGTGGTGGCACGTACTGAAGTGGGCCGTCGTCCTCGGGGCGGCGGCCTTTGTTGTTATTAGACTGGGAGCCTTATTGTCATGCCCGAATCGACATTGATCGACTACCGCACCAAGCAAGTGATCTTCACCCGTCAGGACTCGGGCGACTTCGAGAT